ATTAACCTATGTACAATATCACTATGTATAATCCAAAAGATACTTTCACAAATGTGCGTTATATGCTAACGCAAGGACTTGGTAAGGACTTACCAAGCAATGAAAATAAATTGTCAAATGTCACAACAAAGGTCTTAAATTTTGTAGTTTTTGCGTCATTAGTAGTAGGCATTATTTACCTAATTAAATTGTTCATCTAATGGCAACGAGTAAAACCACGATAGAAGTAGACATAGATTTAGACCCCTTAAAAAAAGGGGCGGATGAAGCAACTGATAGAGTTGAAAAGATTGGTACAAGCGCCAAGAAAAGCGCGGAGAGTGGCGCAAAGAGTTTTAAGGCTTTTGCTACTAACCTTGTTAAATCACTTGGTATTGTTACACTTGTTGCAAGTGCGTTAAACGTAGTTAAGGATGTATTAGCAAGTAATCAAAAGGTAGTTGATTTCTTTTCAACTGCTATGGGCGCACTTGGTGACGTAGTTCGTGACTTATTCAATTATGTTACTGAAAACGCAAGTGTAGTTGTTGATTATTTCAAAGCAATATTTGAAGATCCGATAGGCGCACTTGAAGATTTCGGTAATGCAATTAAAGAGAACTTAATCGAAAGATTTGTTTCACTTGGTGAGACATTAGGGTTAATTGGTAAAGCGGTTGCAGAGTTTTTCGCAGGTGACTTTTCTAAATCTTGGGAAACTTTAAAGGATGCAGGAAAGGAAGCGGTTGATGTCTTTACTGGTGTAGATAACACCGTTGATAAAGTAACAGACACCGTAACAAAGGCGGCGGAAGCCATTGGAAATTATGCTACTAAAGTTTGGAATTCTAATGCTGCATTAGTTGACTTACAAAACCAAGCAAAATTAGCAGCAGCACAACAGGCACGACTTGCAGAGCAGTACGATAGAGAAGCAGAATTGTTAAGGCAAACGCGTGACGATGAACGTAAATCTATTGCGGATAGGATTGAGGCTAATAACCAACTTGCAGAGGTTTTAAATAAGCAAGAAAAAGCGGAATTAGCAGCGGCACAAGCACAAGTAACGGCAGCACAAGCAACGTATAACCACAACCAAACAATAGATAACCAAGTTGCACTTACACAAGCGTTAGCGGCAGCCGATGGAGTACGTGCAAAGATTGCAGGGTTAAGGTCGGAGCAACAAATGAACGACCTTGCGTTAAACAAAGAGGAAAATGAGTTATTAAAGGTTCAGGCGGAAGCCACAAACCGATTAAGTTTAGAAGCTCAAAAGTTTTATGCTGGTCGTATTAAAAGTGATGTATTGCGTTTACAAGCATTGAAAAACATTGCAATGCAGGAACGTGAGATTGAGTTAAAAAGATTACAGGAACAAATAGATACTTACGCAGTAGGTACACAAGCACGAGTTGATGCAGAGATAGCATATGCAGAAAAGAAACAAGAGTTAGACCTTCAAATTAAGGCGCAAGACGATGAGATAAAAAAGGCGGCTGCGGAAGATAGAAAAGAATCGGAAGAAAAAGAGTTGAAATTTCAAGAGCAGAAATATGCATTGGCTGCTCAATCAACTCAATCATTGATGGATTTGAACGATGCCTTAACTGCTAACGGAATCATCAACGCAAAGCAATCATTTAAGATTAACAAATCCTTGCAAATGGTACAAGCAACCATTGCAGGATTCCAAGCGGTTAACGCGGTGTTATCGGATCAAACTTTACCAACCGTTGTAAGGATTCCTTTGGCTATTGCAACAGGTATAAGTGCCTTTGCTAACGTGGCGAAGATTGCCGCGATGAAATACGATGGTGGTGGTGGTGCACCAAGCGCACCAAATGCATCATCAGGCGGAGGTGGCGCACCTGCTGTGGATTTATCATTCCTTAATCAAGGGCAAAATAAACCACAACCTTTACAAACCTACGTTCTTGCTACCAACGTAAGTACAGCGCAAGAAGCGGAACAAAAAATTAAAGACCAATCACGAATAATAAAATAAAAATGGAAGAAGTAAAAGTTATTGAATACACTATCGATGATAGTGGATATTTAGGAGTAAATGCAATCTCATTAGTTGAGAATCCTGCTATTGAAGTTGACTTTGTAGCATTGTCAAAACAACACGTAAAACAAGCCGCTATTGAGGATGGTGAGCGTAAGATGTTGTACGGTGCGGTAATGATTCCCGATCAACTGATATATCGCGTTAACGGAATGGGTGAAGCGTACTATTGTAAGTATTCAAAGGAGACGATTAATAAAATTGCACAAGAGTATCTTAAACGCAATATGCACCACAATTCAAACTTGGAACATCAAATTCCTGTAGCAGGTTGTGTAGTTGTTGAATCGTGGATCAAAGAAGGCTCACACGACAAGAGCCAAAACTTTGGTTTCTCCTTTCCCGATGGTACTTGGTGTATCGGTATGAAGGTAGACAATGACGAGGTGTGGGGCGACATCAAACAAGGTAGTGTTAAAGGCTTTTCATTAGAGGGATTCTTTACCGAAATGAGTGAGGAATACTTGGCAGAACAAGAGATTGAAAAGATAATGAAACAACTTGAAGGAGAGTTGAACGGGTTGTAATGTATTACACCGCGTGCAGGTGTATGTTTACCCGACAAAAAAGAAGCCCCTCGTTAGGGGCTTTCTTCTTGAACTAAAACACAACAAACAAAACTAAAAACACAAATCAAGGACTGATTGATATTCAAAAGTAAAAACAAAAATGAAATTTTGCGTCTTAATACAAAATCATTTATTAACAATTATGAGTAAAGTAAACGATATCGTTTCCAAGTACGCAGATAAACTAAAATCTTTTGGTATTAGTTTGTCAGCTGTTGAGGAAGCGGTAGAACAAAAGCAAATGGCTATGGCTGTACTTGCCGATGGTACTGAAGTTTACTCACCCGATGCTGAATTTGGTATTGGTTCGGAAATCTTTGTAATGGATGCGGAAGGTAACCCAACCCCTGCACCTGATGGAGAACACGAAACCGCCGAAGGTAAGATATTGGTTGTAGTAGAAGGCAAAATCACGGAAGTAAAAGAGAAGCCTATGGAAGAAGAACCCAAAGTAGAAATTGAAATCGAAGAGGTTGAGCAATCATCTTTCGATGGAGTTTCTCGCGAAGAGTTCGAAACAACTATTAACAAATTGATTGAAGGCTTTGAAGCTAAAATCAATGCGTTGAACGCTGAAAAGCAAACACTATCTGCAACCATCGAGAAGATGTCTAAAGCACCTGCAACAGACAGCGTGAAGAAATCTACTCCAGTTGCACAATCAAAAACAAGCGTAGAGCCTACACCATTCAGAGTAATGGATGAAAGAACTCGCGCTTATCATTTAATCAATTCTAAAAAATAAAAAAAAATGGCTATTACTATTACAAGTACATACGCAGGTGAATTAGCATTACCATATATTCACGCTGCTTTATTGAGTGGTGACACTTTGGCGAAAGGATACGTAACACTAAAAGAAGGTGTTAAGTACAAAGCCGTATTGAAGAAATTATCAAGTGCAAACTTGGTTCAAGCGTTTTCTTGTGACTTCGCTGATCCAACTGATTTGACTTTGAACGAAGCGGTATTGACTGTAACTGATTTGAAAGTTAATTTGGAGGTTTGTAAATCTGAATTTGCTAAAGATTGGGAAGCCGCTCAAACTGGTCGCGGATTTGCTAATGATGTTGTACCTGCTAACTTCCAAGATTTCTTGATTGGTTACGCTGCTGCAAATGTTGCTCAAAACATTGAGTTGACTATTTGGCAAGGTGACACTGCAGGAACTTACACTTCTTTCGATGGTTTTGAAAAGAAATTGAAAGCAGGTTTGTCTGGAAGTGCTGACCAAACTTGGGGTGCTACTATGACTGCTTCAACCATCATTGCTAACTTGACTGCTTTGACTGCTGCTCTTCCTGCTGCTTTGAGTGGTTCACCATCAGTTAAAATCTATATGAACCGTTACACTGCTCAAATGTACCGCCAAGCAATCGCTGCTTTGGGTTATGCATTTGAATACAACGCGTTCAAAGAGTTTAATATGCAGTTTGATGGATATGATATCTATGTATGTCCAGGTATGTCTAACGGAACTGTTGTAGTTGCTGAACCTACTAACTTGTTCGTAGGTGTTGACGCTAACTCTGACTTCGCTGAAGTTAAGGTCGTAGATATGTCTTTGACTGATGCTTCTGATTTGGTTCGTATGGCTATGAAGTTCCGCGTTGGAGTTCAAGTTGGTTTCTTGACCGACTGCGTAATCGGACATAACTAATAATTCACTATAATAAAAAGGTGGGAGGGTTAGCCTCCTGCCTTTTATTGTAAATAATAACAACTTAAAAATAATATTATGGCTTGTGAATTAACCGCAGGATTTACACTAGATTGTAAAGATGGTGTAGGTGGTATTAAAGCTATCTACCTTCAACAACTTGTTGACTTCCAAACTGGAGTAACTGTAGATGCTACAAGTGGTGAAATTGATGGTTTGCCAACGGCTTCCATTTATCAGTTCACCCTTCCAAAACATACAGGAAGTTTCACTGAAGAAGTGGCTTCAAGTGTTGAGAATGGAACAATTTTCTACACTCAAACTGTTACGGCTACTTTCTTCCAACTTTCTGCCGCACGTAGAAAGCAACTTGAAATAATTGCAAAGAATCGTTTGGTTTGTTTTGTATTGGATAACAACAATAATATCTGGATGGTTGGTAAAGTTGATGGCGCAGAAGTTACCGCTATGTCAACCGCTACGGGTACTGCTAAAGGTGATTTGAATGGTTATACCATTACTTTCACAGCAGAAGAAAAGAATAAGGCTTATAGAGTTGAATCTTATAGTTCAGTTCCTTTCGATAACTTCGGTTCTATTACTGTTGTAGCACCAACAATTTAACTTATATTTGTTTAGCAATGAATTACTTGCAAACGAATACCGCATCTCAAACTCTCCTCCTTTCTCTTAAAGAGGGGAGTTTGTTATTTGCGACAACTTACACGAATTACTTGGTAGTAATTCAAAACGAAATAACTTTAGAAACATTCTATGTTATCCCTTCTACAATCAGCGAAAACGACCGTATCACGACTTTGGCAATTAGTACAAATGACGATGATCCAGTTAATGGTTCTATTTTTGTTGTTAATGGTGGAAGGTATAACTTTATTGTATACGGTCAAAACTCGGATACAAACCTTGACCCTGCGGATGGGGATGTGGTGGGAGAAATTAAGAGGGGATTTATACAATTCGAAACGGTTGTAAATTATTACAACCAACCTAATATAGTCATTCCAAGTGATATCGAATATAATGGATAAAAAAGAATCAATCGTTAACCGCTTTAGTGCAACTCAAGTAGAGTTAGCAAAGTACGTTAAAATCGAGCCTATCGAATTTGAAGATAGGAAAGGTTGGGTGGGTTATGGCGAAGGCAATGCCTTCCCTCAATACCTTATTGAACTATATAACACCTCACCAGTACACGGCGCGTTAGTTAATAGTATCGCGTTTATGATTGCAGGAAAAGAATTTACTGCATCAACTACGTTAGCGGTTCGTGAGATTCAAAGATTAAAGTTAGACAAGATATTAAAGCAAACCGCTTTAGATTTAAAGTTACAAGGTGGGTTTTATTGGGAGGTTATTTGGTCAATGGATAGAAGCACCATTGCGCAAATCAATCACTTGCCATATGAGAACTGTCGTTTGGCTTGTTCTGATGATAACGATGATATTACAGGTGTGTGGTATTCTCGCGATTGGTTAGATACTCGCAAGAAAAAGAACAACCCTCACTACATTCCGATGTTCGATATTAACACAAAGGATGAGAATCCTAAACAAGTGTTATTTCAACATTCGATGATGATTGGTAGTGAGTATTATCCCAAGCCTGATTACATTGGTTCGATTAACTGGATTGAACTTACACGACAAATAAGTGAGTATCACGTCAACAATATTTTAAACGGATTCTTTCCCTCAATTATTGCATCATTTAACAACGGAATCCCAACACTCGAGGAACAAAGAATGATTAAACAACAACTGCAAATGAGCATCCAAGGTGCTGAAAACGCAGGAAAGGTATTGACATTCTTTAACGAGGAAAGGGATAGAGGTGTTGAGTTTTCCGCTTTCCCTATTTCGGATGCAGATAAACAATATGAGTTCTTAAGTACGGAAGCCACAAATCAAATCTTGGTAGGTCACCGCGTAACTTCGCCTTTGTTATTTGGTATTCGTGATGGTGGCGGTTTGGGTTCTAACACGGACGAAATGAAAACATCTTTTCGTTTGTTTAGTAAGCAAGTGATTGATCCATTCCAACGTATTATTTGTGATGGTGTAGATACACTATTTAACGCTATTGGTATCCCTTCGGATGTTCAAATAGTAGAAAATGACTTGTTTATGGAAGCAGAACAAGTTGAGGTTGTAACACAAAGCAACCAAAAAAAAAAAGTTGAGTGTGAACACACGCACGTTTCTCAAGCAGAACAAAGTTTTGAGCCAACTAACGAAATGGCAGAAGAAGCCGAGTTAGGTTTAAAATGGCGTGAGGAATATGGCAGAGGTGGTACGGAAGTTGGTGTAGCACGTGCAAGAGATATAAGAAATAAACGCAATTTGTCTTTTGACACAGTCAAAAGAATGAATAGTTACTTTGCAAGACACGAAGTAGACAAAGAAGCGCGAGGATGGGAAGAGGGCGAAGATAATTTTCCAACTGCAGGGCGCATTGCTTGGCAACTTTGGGGAGGTGA